ACCGAGGCTCACACTGCTGGAATTGACCGTAACAGCAGAATTCGTTAGTGAGCCGTTAGGAATGGAGGCCAATGCCACCACACCTGTACTGCTGTTATAGGTAACGCCTGTTGCTGTAGTTGCACTGATAGCAGCTCGCGCCCTCGCATCTGTGAAATACAGATTTGATGAGCCTTCTCCGACATCATCAGTGTCAAGAGTCACGCTGCTGCCGAGTGAGACCGCGTTGCTGTTTACGGTGACAGCCGAGTTTGCCAGTGAACTGTTTGGTACAGCAGATAATGCAACTACACCTGTCGAGCTGTTATAAGTAATTCCGCTAGCAGTAGTTGCACTTAAATGAGCCCGAACTTCACTGGCAGATGGACCGGTGTATGTGATGACGCCCGTACCGCTGTCATAAGCGAATGAGCCATCTCCTCCAGCATCAGTTGCTGAGACGGCACCGCGTGCTCGTGCATTTGTGAAATATTGATTTGTCGAGCCTTCCGCGAGATCATCACTATCAAGCGTTACGCTGCCTCCAAGTGAGACCGAATTGCTGTTAATCGTGACAGCAGAATTTGCAAGCCCTGCATTGGGAATTGCGGCCCCGCCAACAGCGACCACACTTGTCGCGTTGCCTGAACCATCGTCTCCGTAGCCGTAGTAAAGAAGCTTGTCAGAAGTATTCTCATTGAATGCCAATTCGCCCGACTTAAGAGCGGAGGGCGATCCAGCATTTCCGCTACTAGCGCGGCGTTTGATCTTGAGTGTTACTGCCATTAGAAATTACCACCAGTGATTGTTAGGTCGTTCTCTAGTTCATTAGTTGGAGAGAACTGTGCGCCATCAAATTCGAGCACATTGCCAACATTCCCTGATGTCAGGGCAGCAATCGCATCAGTGTTAAACATAGAAACACCGGCAAATGCAGGGCCCATCGGGCCTTCAGAAATTACTTCAACAACCTGAGAGGTTTGTCGCTGAACTTCGACAGATGTCGGAGTTTCAGTTACTTTTACCAGATTGGAAATCTTGTTTAGATGTACCTGAGTCATTAGGTAACTCCTGTAAATCCAGGATCAATAAATACGCGCCCTTGCAGCAAATAGTATTTATCCAACCCAGGCTCAGTAATCATTATGTCGTACTGACACTCGCTAGTCATACCAGCGGTTGTACTCGCACTCAACTTGATTTTGAATTTACCTGAGGACTGGTCAATCCACGAAGTCGTGAAAGTGGTCACAGTTTCTGTGTTTAGGCGATTAACCAACTTGCCAGCAACTGAGTAGCCGGACATGTCTACGCCATCACCAGCAGAGTCTTTGTACTGGAGATCAAGAGAAAATGTTGCCCCTTGATGAATTGTTATGTCGTAATTACCCGGCTCAATCACGCTTCAAGGCCAGACTATGCTCTTATTTTAGAGGACTTTATCCTTATAATTAGTTTAAAGACTAGCTGCATTCGTGGAACCTGTACTTCCACTAAGTATTGTGTTCAGCGTAATGGGCGGGACCATCTCCTCCATCATGATACTTGGTAAAAAATTCGAGGCAATCGATGCGAAGCATCTAAAACACCTAGAGAGTGTAGATGCACGAATGGACGCTATCGAACTTCGCCTAGCAAAGGAATATGTGGACAAAGAAGATATAGCGTACATTTTTCAGCGGATAGACGATAGAATTGATCGCATAGATAACAAATTAGATCAGATTATTGTTAGTTACAATAAGTGCGCTCACACTAAATAAGTTATTTCCAGATGGGAATCATCGAATCCCCAATATTTTGGGTTGTATTGGCAGCAATTTCAGAGATTCTAACCCTAATTCCGAACGATAAGATCAAGTCAAATTCGATCATCCAGCTTATTATGTCTGCGCTTGAATCGGTCCTAAAGAGCAAATCGGGGAAGTAAATATCCCTCCCGATGGGAGGATGTTATTTACATCCAGCTCAATCTCTGTTTTTGAGAAGCTGCACCGCCTTATACGTGCTCAAGCATTTATCAAGACTCTTCTGTCCAAAATCACTAGGGCTGAGGAGGCTTGGTTAAACAGCCAACCCTCGTCTTCGGAACATAGTCCACAGTTTATCCGGCATCCATCCAACGGATCTTCCGCTCAGGAATCGCTCGGTGGACCGATAGAAATTAAATCTAACTTCAAAGAAGATGACCACCTTCCAAACGGGTAAACTGCTTGACTTTTTTAAGTATTTTGACCCATCTAATCGAAACCATGTGGATGGCGTACTGCGCCTCCAAGACGACATAGAGGAGACCGACGTATCAATGCTTACCGATCTTGCCCCGTGGGTGCAGCTTTTTCGCGCACCTCTAGAACAGAGTGCACCCGTCACTAAAAAAGTTGATAATTCGTGGGCGGGGGTTGTAAATGCCGCCGCCATCGCTGGGGCTAAATTCCCCGAACTCCTTGCTGCCCAATGGGCGCTGGAGAGCGGATTCGGAAAACACCCTGCAGCTCCAAACAATTTTTGGGGAATTAAAGGTGGTGGTCAACGCCCTGAGCGTTACTGCACACAGAAAACGACTAGTGAATACGTCAACGGACAGTGGATAACAGTCTGCGCCTGGTTCAGGAATTTTGACTCGATTCAGCAAGGCGCTGATTACGTCGTAAACCGCTGGTACAAGGACTTTAATAATTTCAACGGTATTAATCGAGCTAGTACACGCGAAGAAGCCGCCAAACTCCTGGTCAGAGAAGGGTACGCGACCGATCCCCACTACAGCTCAAAATTGATAGCTCTAATGGATCAATACCACGTAGCCGCCGTACCTGAGCCACCGGTATTCACCAATCTCATGCTGGACGTCCCCTATTTTTCACAAATAGATTCTGATACGGCCCATGGTTCCCGCATGTGTTTTTCCAGTACATGTGCAATGGCCGTCGATTATCTGTGCCCTGATGTTCTAGAAGGACATAAAGACGATTTTTATCTCAAGCGCGTTCTGGAATACGGTGATACTACCGAGCCCTATGCACAACTCTCTGCCCTAGATTTCTTTGGTTTAACTGCCGCATTCCGGCAGGATCTTGACGTTATCGATATAGAAGAACAACTGAGGTTTGGCTTTCCTGTACCTGTAGGTGTTCTGCATACAGGGCCTAGTTCCGCCCCAGGAGGTAATGGGCACTGGTTGCTGGTAGTAGGTGCGACCGACGACAATTTTATTGTTCACGATCCGTTCGGTGAGATGAACCTCATTGACGGGGGCTACACCAAAAATACAAATGGCGAGTATATGAGCTATGCCCGTGACCTCTTCAAGGCTCGTTGGACAGTTGAAGGTGATTGTTCTGGTTGGGGCCTTATTTTCAGTTAATCAATATGCCAAGAACGAAGAATCTCGCGGGCGTGACTTTCGTTAAATTTGCACCTAAACGAACTTGTATTGGTGACGGTCGCAGAAAACGCTCCGAGCGACAAGCCGGTCGTACCAAACGATCTAGTAGAAGGAAAGTATATCGAGGTCAGGGTAGAGGCTGATCCTCTTTATACCGCTTCCAGCCTGTCGCAAGCGCATAAATATCTGGATTAACCTCCAAAGGGGCCATTTCTGAGAACCCCCTTTTCCATCCGGCGTTCTTCATAACCTCCTCTACAGACTCTCGAATCTCATTTAGATCATCAAGAGTCCCTGTAAATCGGAACCTAACGTATCTGACCTGATCACCCATGACGGTGCGTACTACTGTCGTAAATTTCTTTGTGCAACTCGATTGCTGTCTCTATGCTCTGACGAGCTTTGATTAAATCAGCGAGTTGACGATCTGGATTACCCTTATGTTTATGTGGGTAACGCTGAATATACTTTATCGAATTGACAGTCACATATTGCAACAGCCCTTCATTTCCGTACATCGTCCGTCCAACTTCGTATGGAGAGACGCCTTTACTGTAGTGAGTTGGGTTAGTAGACTCTTCTTCCAAAAAAGAAGTGCCAACACAAATATGGTCGGCACTATCGGTCGCTTTTAAAAGATCCAACATTTGAATGCTTACATGACACTCAAATGTACCTACTAATTAAACGTAGGCAGGAACCTTTTTGCGATCATAAGCAATCCCTCTATAGCAGAAAGTTGCCTTCTGAGCCTCTCTAAGCCGCTGTTCGCGGACTTTCTTGGCACGGATAATTGCGAGTACGTTCATGGATCCCTCCATCGAGTGTCACACCCCCGTTGCCTGGTGTGCTAATGCAGCCTTTCGGCCCAACGTACACACATATTAAGCCTGAAATCAATTGTTTGCTGTGAAAGAGGATCTCAGTGGCAATCAGAGCATATGCTTAACCTTTTAGCATGCCTTTCAATAGTGACAAGGTGCGGGGCATCTCCCATGGATTACATTAATGATTCTGGTAGTATGTAAACGGCCCAATACAAAACCATAAGGATAACAAGTATAATTATTATCTCCAAACCCTCTCCCATTATGACTTTTTTCCATTCATTAATAGCCACAGCCAGAATGCTGACATGACCATGACAATGATCTCTATCGCAATTGTATTCGATAAAAAGTAGAACGCAAAATATTCCCAAAATTCATAGACATTATTCATCAGCCCAGCCCCGCCGCTTCTACAACCTTTTGAATGATGTTTACATCTATATTCATGAATGGTGGTATCAAACCAATCGCTCGGAAAAATCCATCACAGAAAGCCGCTAAAAATGCAGTCCCCAAAACTGTGCTAATAATTGCTGCCGTGCGGTTATGTTTACGAATGGCCTCAGCAATAAGAGAGTCAACCTCTTCTTTCGTATAACAATGATTTAGGATTAAATCTTTCATAAAAAAAGAACGACGAATGTCGAACAAGCTAAAGATGGCGGAATGAGCGGAGTCATCAGTTGCGACATCCACAGGCAGGCACAAACTCAGATTCCGTAGAAGACGTTTTTGCATCTCCAATCAGGCACTTATCTGAATCGCAAGGTGCTGGCCCAGCTTCAAATAGGACTCCCGTATCGTGCTTATTGAGCGCATCCATGAAATCGTTATTCGTCCGACGAACTAATACCTCTGCACGAAGCTGGTAAAACTCTTCTCTAGTGAGAGGTTCAAACGGAAGCCGAGGGAAAATTTCACCTGCATCAAACCGCGCAAGTAGAGCCGATGAAATATATCCACGGTCATCGCGAATTGACTCGTAGATCAGATCGGATAATTCCTCAATCTCGTCCTCACGGAACTCAATCGTTGCTGATGTGTTGTGCGTTGTGTAGTGGGTCTGAACCTGCATATAGAAATCGAATTGAGCAGCAGCAGTGATCGCACTAATATCCAACCCATCAATTCCAGGTAGGTCAGCCCAGCTCACGGCATAAGGAATTTCGACTAACCATTCAGTGCAACGTTCGTCATAGGGGTTGTCTAAGAGGCGGCCTTGATCGTCCTTATCTGATTGGGACGGAACCACGTTGTATCCGTAATCAATACACGCCTTGGCAACAGGATCATCCTTGCGGAACGTAATTCGACGGATAAAGCGCTGAGATTTGGGTGGGTGCCATCCCGGTGATGCCCCTGTGAGCAGACTCTTGGTCCCTGCTGGCTGAACGGTGGTACTGCGATTAGGAACAGTTAGTCCATGCTGGTTGCAGTATTCCGTGAGAGTTTTTTCAACTACAGCCCTCCATCTCATTAAGTACCCCGATTCTGTTTTCTTAAACGCTTTCCCCTCTGGTGTATCCGGCCTGCCCTCAATAAACCAACGCAGCCATTCGGCACCGAATGCATGCACAAAGAAGTCAAAAAGACCGGTAAAACTCACTCCCACGATGGGATCTATATCCCTAGATTCCCTATAGCGATCCTCTATAAATACATGATGCAGGAGACCACCAGCAGCTAGAGCCCCCGCCTTAAATGCACGTTCCTGCTGTTCCCAATCATTGGGATCAATCTGATTGAGATGAATCTCGCTGAGGTTGCAGTGGAAGTCAGTTCCAATAATTTCGCCACAGGGATTGAGGCCATAGCGATTTAAACGGTGCTTGCATTCCTGCCGATCCATTGGTAGCTCCGCTGGATCCTGAACCACTAGATACGCCGCTGCGACTTCACGGCCTTCTTCGCAGTAAAGCCGAATAAATTTCTCGCGTTTCTTCTTAGTGTCGAGGATATCCACGTTTGCTCGGGCAATGGCCTCGGGCGCGAATTGGATAGCACCTTCTCCTGAATAAAACTGTTTCGTTACCGCCTGAAAAACCTCTTCACGACTGGGTTTTGTGTGATACACACGAGTGTGATTAGCCATTCGCAACGCATCACGTTTCGGGTCAATACGCCAACTCCCGTCTGCATCCTGTTGCCATAAATCCGCCTTAGCAAACGCCGCCTTCATATCAGTGCTACCAAACTGTCTCATCCCCGCACTACGACGAATGTTGCCAGCGACAACAACCGTTGCGGCCTCGTCCAGGAGTAGACAACACTCGACTGATGTCAACTGTCGGCCTTGAGCTGCGTTGAGAATTTCGGTAATCCGATGAAACATGCCCTCCAATTTGATCGGGTTTGACGTTCCCCCAAAGCCTTGTAATTTTTTACCTGCTGAACGTACATGGCTCAGATCCACATGCACATTGACAGGACATTCACAGTCAAACTCCAGCAGGCTTGAGGCCTCAATCAACGCCTGATATGCAGCTACCCATCCTTGACGACTGTCACCAACTCGGATGTTGATCTCGTTCCCGTTGTAGTCGACATAGGTCTCCTGTTGTCCGTTCTCGATGTATCCCACGCCCTTGATATTGATGATCCTCAGTCGATTACGGATGACAGGTAATTTCCTGATCATGCGTTCTTCGATGATCGCGCCAGTACCGCTCCCCATCATCGCCAGGTCCATCATCAGACCAAACGATTCCCAATCGACTAATTCAGTCGAGGTGCAGTTGTATGCACCTGAGTAATTTTCAGGTTTTTTAATCCACTCAGTACCACCCGTCCACAGCCAACGGCCAGACGGCAGCATCTTTTTCTGCTCAAACTGCTCTCGTACTAAGGCTTTCTCTGCCTCATTGAATTTCCCTAACTCGGCCAAACCGTCAATGGCTCTATCGCATACGTCAGCAAAACTCTCTCTAGTTCCATCGTTATTCAGTCTGCTGTACGTCCTATAGAAAACAGGATTTGCAGCAGGAGCAGAGTCAGCGAATGTGCTCTTTTTCAAGATTCTCGGTTACACAGTGAATCCAACTTAACCAATTCTGGACGCCTTGAGCAGACATACTAGTTAAGACAAGCTACTGTTTTGCTCGTTCAGTCAGTGGAATGAGA